AAGTGCGCGAATCTCTTCGGCAAACTGATCAATGCTTTCGTCTACGTTTTCGTAGATCATACCAAACAGTTGATGATATTGTGGAAAGTCTGCGCCCTCTACGTTCCAATGATAGTAGTGTGCTTTGAGTTGATAGGTATAAGCGGTTGCAAGGGCAACCTTCATTTCGCTAACAAGTTCTTCCATTATGCTCTCTTCTTAGTTCCGATGCTATACTTCGTAATAAGTTCCCAATCATCTCGTTCGTTATAAGATAGAATCTTAATCTGAGACAATGGTGCGACAGGTGCTTCTACTGCATTTCTGTTTACAACTTTTACCAAACCCCATTCTTCAAGTAGTTTGGCAATCGTATTTCGTCTACCCATATCATTGTCATCAAAGTCAGTTGCCTTGCCATCAAGTGCAAATAGTTCTTTGAAATGCACAATGTAGTACTTGCCTTTCTTGTGCAGAATGTGGCAAGACTGGTATAGTTTTTTATCTTTTCTGGATGCAACGCCAATGCGGGTAAGTGTTTCTCTCACTTTTAGAAAGTCATCTTCTTCCTTTAGCGTCACCTCTAACAAATTTTCAACGCTCATTCTTCTTCTCCTTGGTGGTGGGCCCACCTTTTTCTAATTTTGATTTTATAGTTTTTATTTGTTCATCGGTGAGAAGTTTAATGATATCCTTAGATTTTGATTTGCTATAGCCAAAATATTCCGAAATGATATCCACTTCCTCAATCTTTTCTTTCTTCAGCCACTTGCTCCAACGCTTCCGAGGCCTCACACTATTTAGTAAATAGGAGAATTGAGGTTTTTTGTCAAGCAAACACAGACGATTCATCTCGTTTGCATAGAGGATTGTATCGGCAAAAAAGGACAGACCGCGATTCACAATGAATGGGTCGTACACCTTTTCTGCTAGTTCATCGTTATCAGAGCCAACCATTAGGTTTTCTTTACTCTGATTGATCGCAGTAATAAAGTCAAACGGGTTCATGATATAGAATAAGGTCCATTTATAAAGTTGATAAGATCAGGTACATAGTGATCTGTCTTGCGAGTCACTATGTTGATTATATCATGAAATTTATCGTATGGGTACTCATTTCTTCCGTAGTTCGCTAGACGGCAACAGATAACCACATTGTCTTTTGTGTAGTCACCATTGTCATCGATTCTATCTACTGAAGGTGCAAGAGGATGCTTACGAACATAATGAACGTAATGCATGTTAAGCAAATTAAAGTCTAATGGTATTTTGAACCAATAGCAAACTCTGCCTTGATTGTTCCAAATGTCTTCTAAGTCTTTTACTGTAAGAAAAAGTTTCTTTGGTTGCCAATCATTCTCAGGGTCTTTCCAACGCTTATAATTTGTAGAAGAATCTATCTTCCACTCTTGCGAGTTTTCATCTAGATAAATTGCATTTCTCTTGATCGTGTTATGCAATCGATCAAAACCTGATAGTTTCCTTCTTGTCATTTTGCTTCACATGACGCCATCACTTCGGTGAGAAAAGCAACCATGTTAATTTCTTGATCGGCTACGAATGCAGACTTGTACTGATACTCGCCAAGCAAAACCACAAGTTGTGGAACAGATTGAGGTGTGAAATAGTCTACAGCATGATCAAAGAAGTTTCGATACAGAACCGCGGGTTCGTTATCAAGATTATCAACAACCCACTTACGCGCAGTTGTAAAGTCTTTGTCTTTGATCGCTTGCATGAGTTTCTTCATTGAAACATCGGAGATGTTCGCAAGCAAACCTGTATCGATTTTACCCGTAGCAGAATAACGCTGAAGTTCATTCAGCACTCTACGCCAATCGGGAAAGTGTTTGAGAATTAATTCTGCTACAACTTTCTGATCATACTCTACCTTCTCAGTTTTGAGAATCATCTCCACTCGCTTCATAAACTGAGCCGCGAGTTTTGGCTTATCAGATGCCGCTATTTTAAACTGTACAACGGAACATCTGGAATGTAAGGGAGCAATGATACGGTTAAGAAAGTTACAAGTAAGTATAAAGCCACAATTAGCAGAATACTCTTCCATGAAGTTACGCAAGGCAGGTTGCGTAGACTGTGGGTTAAGGTAGTCAGCCTCGTCAAGAATGACATATTTTCTACCACCTTTAAAAGATATGGTTGATGCAAAGTTTTTAATTTCATTGCGTAGTGTGTCAATGTTACCATTCATAGAACCGTTGATTACAATGTAAGAACAGTCAAGTTCTTCAAGCATTGCTTTTGCAACAGTAGTCTTACCTACGCCAGGACCGCCAGCGAGAATAAGATTTGGTACTTCTTTTTGATTGACAAACTCGGTGAAAGTTTGCTTCAGATCATTAGGCAGAATCGTGTCTGCGATTTTCTTAGGTCGATACTTCTCGACCCACAAAAAGTCTTCCATCATATAGCACCTCATTCATAACATAAAAATATATTCTAACATAAAACATGTTAGATAGCAATCAGGTTGTTAGAACCCGCTTCCAATCGTCATTCACTCTAATATAGAGTTGACCATCAGGTCCAACCATCATACCCACCTTAACATTTTTCTCAGTACCAGGAACAAGTTTTTTATCAAGCCCATTAGTTCCGACTATCATATATGGTGAGTTGTTAAACACAGGCGGTGGTGTCTTATCAATTTCACCATACGTCTTGTTAAATTCGAGAATGCCGGTTGGCGCAAACTCTTTGATTTTCTCCACAACTTGTGGATCAACAGTAGGTGCTGGAAGAGGTTCAGGTGCTTTTACATGAATCTCTTTTGTCTTTTCGATGACTATGGGTGCGGCAAAGCCTGCTACAAAAGCACCAAGCAACCCTGCACCCTTTGCACCGCCTCTGAAAAAATCTCTGCGGCTAGTCATAATTACGCCTCGTATTTAGAACCTACTTCGGTTGCAATCCAATACTCTAGTGGGTCTTTCTTAGACTTGAAGTGCGATACACCCTTTGAAGAGATTTGTACTTCATAGTCGCCAGGAATCATCTTGAAGTTTTCTGTAACGAAAATGAATTGAAACTCTGCGCTAGTATCGCCTACGTCAACAGAGAATACGTCAGAGTCATTGTTCTTTACATCAAGTGCGGCGATAGAGATTTTTTTGCGATTGCCTCTGACTGCAATGTTAGGCAAGCCAAGAACGCCTGACAACTTGAGAACCTGTGCGAGACTGTCTTTTGTGAGTGTAAATTTCACTTCGGCGTTTTGCACCGCAATGTCATTGTCTGGTGCAGATACAACCATAGTCTCATCGGAAAGACCATATGTGGTTTTTGATGTACCAGATGCAATCTTCACGTTGCCTGTGCCAACAGTCAAGTCTGGATCGTTCATTGAAGATAGAACCGCGAGAAAGCGATTCAAATCATAGATCGCAAAGTTCTTGTCAAAAGATTCTGTAACAGTTGCCTTCGCCAATACGTTTTGCTGTTTGCTTACTGTACGCAATGTGCTTCCGCTTTTGAATACAAGACCTTGATTGATCGTTGCAAAGTTACGGAGAACATTGACTGTGTTTTCAGATAGTTTCATCATTTATTTCCTCTCATTCATATCATGATTATGTAAAGCAATTATAGCATAGTGAATAATTTTTAGCAAGTCTTTGCGATTGTATCCGTCTTTCTTTCCGTAGCGTTGTGCATACTTCAGAATGTTACCGATACAAAAACCATCACCATGCCCACCATCAAGAATAAATTCAGTTGCTTGAAATTTATTTTGTGAATAGTGTTGACCATAGGTGGAATCCACATAACTTTTCACTTCGGCGAGTATTCGATCTTCGCTGTATTTGTATGAAGGAGAGTATTGTTCTCCTTCTACAGGTGCCACCGTAAGTTCAGTTTCAATTTCTACTGTAGGTAGAGTCTCACCAGGTAGAAGTTCATCATCAAATTTAGGCATCATCTTTCCTTATCTTTTAGGTGCATCATCATTAGCAGTTGGTGAGGCGCCAACTGCGGCGAGTGCGGCGAGTGAGCCGCCAAAGATATAAGTGCCTGCATGTTTCAGTTTGATCCATGGTAGCATCCATACCTTCAAACCAATGTGGCGTGAGTGCTGGCAGAACATATAGTCTTCAGAAAGATAACGCTTTGATTCTGGATCAATCACGCAATCAAAGTATGCCATAATCTCTCTGCTACCATCAAAGTTCTTGGTGCGTACATGATCTGGCTTGTATGATCGTTCTGGATATGCCTTGTCCCATTCTTCAAACACTTTACGCTTGATCATCATGAAGCCTGTGCCACCTTCTTTCACTTCGACAGGCTCATCAATTTTGAATTGTGTAACATTCTCTGCGGGATTGAAAACGTAGTCGCCAACAAACTCTTCAAGCAACAATGGATTCTTGTCTGCAAATCCACGATCAACCGCTTGCTTGATCTTCTCCCAAGAGATTGCTTTCTTTGGATATGGTCCACAGATAATGTCCATGTTGTCATTGTTGATTGCAAAGTGTGAAAGCACCAAAACGTCTTGTGCTTCAAAATGAATATCGCTATCAATGAATAGCAAATAATCATAACCACTTCGCAAGAATTCATCTGCGAGGTAATTTCGTGCGCGGGTAATCAATGATTCATTGAACATGAAATAAAGTTTTACGTCAATGGCATGTTTAGTTGCGAGAATCATCAAGTCTGCAAGTGCTTTGGTATAAGCACCGTGACATTGACCACCATACATTGGTGTCGCGAGAAAGATTTTCTTACCGCGCAGTTGTTCCAGATTCATTTCAAGTTGCATAATTTCTCCATAAAAAAGAGTGGTAGTACATGTATTTATATATGCGAAAAGAGGCCACTTGTGTAGCCTCTTTGTTTACTTATTCCGCTTTTAATTAGAACGGAATTTCTTCTTTCACTTCAGGCTGAGCAGGCTCAACCGGTGTTGCAGTAGGATCGATACCAGCATCAATCTTGGTATACAAGTCAAGGAATGAAGACTTGGTTTCACCATCGAAACGATTGATACAGTACTGAATTGCATCCATCTTGTTGTTGAAGATAGTGTAGGCTTCAGCAATGTGGACAAGACGGCGAGTGGAAATCAGTTCATCAATCGCACCTTCTTGGAAGGTCTTACGAATAATGTCAGCCCACTTCACAAGATTGGTTGCAAAGTCTTTATCATTGATACCGAGACTATCAAACACTTTGGCAAGAATCTTAGTCTCGACCTTAGTGTCAGGATATTCTTGTTCAACAGTAATCGGGAAACGCTCAAGGAAGGCATCATCAAGAATCGTAGCCGCCATGTAGCGACCAGTCTCATCACCTTTACCTTTGGTGTTTGCAGTAGCGACCACGTTGAAACCTTGTGCAGGTTCAACATACTCACCAGTCTTTTTGACTAGGACGCCCTTGCCTTCAAGGACACCTTGCATACACATAAGTTTGTTAGAGCCACGGGCAATTTCATCAAGCACCAGAACCGAACCACGCTTCATAGCCTGAATGACAGGACCATCGAACCATTTGGTCTCGCCATCAATCAGACGGAAGCCACCAATCAAATCATCTTCATCAGTCTCAGGTGAAATGTTTACTCGCAGAAATTCGCGCTTGGCTTGGGCGCAGGCTTGTTCGACCATGAAGGTCTTGCCGTTGCCAGACAAACCAGAAACGAATACGGGATAGAACCGCTGGCTTGCGACAATGGCTTTCATCTTGTCAAAGAAACCAAACGGCACATACAGACTGTTCACTTTTGGAACAATCGCACCTTCTTCAACGCGACCAACAGAGGAGATTTTTGCTACAGGTTTTGCAACCGCAACGGGAGATTCTTTCTTCGGCATTTCGATAACGGTTGCAGTAGCACCGGTTAGATTGATATTGAATTCATCAAGCGGCAACTGATACACACCGCGACCTACTCGGTATTTATCAGACTCAAGCCAGAATTGTCGGCTGAAACCCTCGCTAGAGAGTGCAACCAATTGTTGCCGAGTTGCAGTAGCACCGAAACGCTTTGCGGCTTCAGTCAGAAACGCTACCTTTTCAGTTTGGGAAATCATAATAAAGTTCCTTCATCAAGTTATCAATCACAATACACATAGTATACCCCAAAAGGGGTGGCATGTCAAGCCATTTCCTCAATCACTTTGGACAGTAGGACACGGTTTGTCAATCGGTTCTGGTTCATCTTGAGAAACGCACCTTTAAGTTTGCGAGTACTCACTTCTTTGTTGTCATTTCCCAACAGATCGTCCAGGTCTTCATCTTCGGTAGACAAGGCTTCACCGCCTGGGATCAGGAAGTACTGATCATAACCATAACTGTTAATCGCGAAAAACTTTTCACTTTTGAATTTTGCGAATGCATCAACTGTAGAAAACACACTCATTCGAGTTAATACGTTATCAAAGTTACGGCGACCACGCGGCATGATATAGAAACCAATCAGACCACAACCAGTCTTGTCTTTCAGAATCTTCAGCATGGTAGGAGTTACGCCACCATCTTCAACACGATAACGCTTGCGAGTATCAGGGTCTTCGATATAGCAAACAGAATTGTATTGTGCAGGACCGATTCTCTGAGAGCCGTAGTAATTAGCGGACTTGGTGTAAAGGTTAGTACTGTCTTCACCGTCAGTCAAGAAAATTACATCAACTACCTCAGCCTTGTATGCTTTGCGAAAACGATTTACGATACCGCTTGCAATACCAATCGTAGCATTCAGAGGTGTGCCGCCAAGGCTCATCTTCTCAGAAATGTAACCACGCTTGTAGTACTGAGCAATAATCTCGCCGTAGTTCAACATGTCGTTAGCCATGCGGCGATACTCTTGGTTACGCATACGGCTTGAAAACAGATTCAACAAATTGAAGTTACCGCTTAGATCAACTTGACCTTCTTTGGTATCAATCGCATTGTTGATAACGCCACTCCATTCAGTAGAGAATGCGTATACATCGAACGGCACATTAATCTTACGGCAGAATGTGGTTAATGTGATCAACTGTTCAATGGTACCTTTCATGTTGTCAGTCATGGAACCAGACCAGTCAATGAACATCACTACACCGTGATTCTTGCCAGCGGCTAGTGAGCCAACCTTGCGGAAAATATCGTCATTTAATTTGTAAGTGTGCAACTTGTTAGTGTCAAGCACACCAGTATCAGAGACAACCACACGGCGAAACTCAGCGGCTTTCTTACGCA